CTGGGCTGAGGCTGGGCTGAGGCTGGGCTGAGGCTGGGCTGAGGCTGGGCTGAGGCTGGGCTGAGGCTGGGCTGAGGCTGGGCTGAGGCTGGGCGGAAACAGAATGAATGCCAAACGGCCAAAACGGTCTCAAAACGGTTTAAGCATATGCACGCTTTAGCATATGCATGCTTTAGCATATAGTCGACAATGCATACAGATATATGCAACATCACGCATATGCAAGAATACGAATATGCAATCAGCTGAATATGCGGACTCTGATACATGACTACGTTGATAAGGATAGGGTGGGGTCTAATCCGGAATAGCGGATGCGTATGTCCGATGTGGCCTGGCACCCCCTATACTATAAGATTTGTATAAATTTTTTCAAAGGGGTCAAAAGTGCTTTTTTAGTTTTCAAATTGAATTTTTTCTGAACACTTTTTTGACAAAAATAATTCTGTGGAAAATTGAGGACCGTAGGGTAATATAATAATGGAGGGTATTGATATGTTTTGTGCGACTGGCCTAAAAAAGTGTCAAAATTTTTGTCAAAAAAGTGTTCAACTTTTTATTTTTATAATTGTTGCAAAGTGTACTTTTGCACAAGATATTTCATACCCTGAAAAAGTAGCACCGCATGAACTAGTTGAAGTTAAAACTTTAGTTGATAGTTCAGATTATGATTTAAATTATTTAGTAATGGAACCTATTACTTTAAAAAATAATACATATGAAAATAATAAATATTTAGTTTTTGCTGCACCATCTTCCGGTACAGTTTTAATACTTTTTCAATATGTTGATTACGAAAACAGAAAAAGTAAATTAGATAGAATATATATTAAAGTTGAAGGTGACCCGGTACCACCTCCTGGACCCAAACCACCTCCTGGACCTAAGCCACCGCCGGTCCCTGAAACAGAATTAAATAAATTAGTAAAAAGTTGGTTACTAAATGTACCAAGCGAATTTCGATCTTCGACAACAATTAAAGATGTTGGTCAAAATTATATTGTGGCTGCCCAAGATGTATCTTCATCATCTAAAAATCCTCGTGATGATATGGTTGGGAGAGTCAAAGTTTTAAATCTTCAAACGCTAGGACCAGAGACCACAAGGCAGTGGGCTGGTTCTTTCTTTTTGCCTTTAGCGAAATGGATGGATGGTCAAGGTCTTGACCCTAATGATTATACCAGTCACTTAGATTTATTTAATGAAGTAGGTAAAGTTATAAAAACAACAAATATACCCCAAATCAAAAAACGTACAAAGGGAGTGGTGGCCCCTCTGACTCCCTTTCCCAAGGCAACAGGAAGTTCGTGACCCTATTGCCATTCTTGATACAGGTCGTATCATATTACTTACCAAAGGAGAAGTTATGTTAAATCGCTTAGCACTTAGAATTTTAAAATTAAAAGCACGTAGAGCAGATAATACACGAGCTGTAAAAGCCATTGATAGGCTTATGAAAGATCGTGAATTATTAGAAGTATTTAATGAATACTTAGCTTCAGAATTTTATGGTTCACCTTTTGATTTGTTAGATTGGCTTTCAGAACATTGGGAAGAAATCCTTAATGCTATTCTTAAAATTATTGATCTGTTTTCAGATGAATAATCCAGTACACAGAATCATTAGTCCAGTACACAGAGTCCAGTACACAGAGTCCAGTACACAGAGTCCAGTACACAGAGTCCAGTACACAGTATTTAAATACTATATACTATATACTGAACCTTTAAGTGTTTATGCTTACTTTTAACTCCAACAAGCAGCCTCCAACCTATTTTATAGGTACTGCTTACTGGATTACCCCAAGGAGATTTTATTATGGCAGCGGAAGATGTCGAAGCCCAAGCTACGGGCGTAGACCACGAAATCGTTAAGAGTGTGGCAGGTGCGAACTTTAAAGTTTTGGGCGACACCCCTGCTATGCTAACCACGATGGGGTTAGAAAATGCAATTTCCCATCAGAACCGTGTTAACGTGCTTGCTGAAAATGCTTTAGCTGCATCGCTTAAGGCGATGAATGAAGTAGATCCAGCTGAGGCTAAGTCACTTCAGACTCTGTTCACTGGTAACAGTGTTGCCGAGCAATTGGCTAACCTCGGTGCGAGTGTAGCAGCCATCCAAGAGATCGTTAAGGCCGCTCAGACTACTCCTCCCTCATCGTAGTCTGCCCCACTCCAGTGCCCAGCTTGCCTGGGCACTGGCTTTATATTATTATTAATCCAGTATGCAGTATAATACTATAACCTGCCTACTGGATTAATAATTTTAAGGAGAGATCATGGGTTGGGAAGACTATTTAGGCGTATCACTCAGTCCCGAAGACTTACAAACTTTATATGAAGATAATACTTTTAAAGGTATTATCACAGATTTAAGTTATAACTTAGAAGTGCCAACATTTTACGAAGCATACCCGGAGAGTCGCGGGAGCGGAGCAGGTAGATTGTCCCTACCTTACCTAGCGGCTTTAGAACTCGACCCAACCTATGGATCTTGTGAGTCACAAACGACAGGCGACTGTGTAAGTCACAGTACCCGCAACTGTGGTATGTTAGATTATTGCATAGACGCTTTAATGGGTGAGACCTCTTACGAGGGTCGTCTAGCTACAGAAAATATTTATGGTGCAAGAGGCCACGGTGGGCAGGGAGCATCATGCGATAGGTTAGCAGGTTATGTAAGCGATAGTGGGGCTGGTGGTTTTTTAGTCCGTAAGGAATACGGTCAACTGGATTTATCAGTTTATAACAGTACAATAGGTCACAATTGGGGTCGAACAGGTACGCCTAACTGGGTTAACGAAATAGCTTCAGAAAATAAAGCGTTAAGAGTATTAAGGATAGAATCTCTCGAAGAGGAGAGAGATGCCATTGCTACAGGCTTTGGAGTGTCAGCTTGTAGTGGCTTAAGTTTTGAGAAGACACGGAACGCTGACGGAGTCAGCATGAGGACACCGCAAGGTTGGTCCCATGCAATGGCTCATGTCGGTTTCGATGATCGAGATGCAAGCCGGCAGAAATATAGCGGCCCATTAGTTTTAATCCAAAACTCATGGGGGTTATGGAACAGTGGGCCAAAAGTTAACGATCAACCAGATGGTAGCTTTTGGGTACAAGGTAAATATTCTAATCAGATGAACCGCTACGTGGTTGGTTCTTTAGCTGGTTATAAACGTGAAGTATTTCTATATTTGGAGGGTAGAGGATGGGTTCGTTAATACTTTTTTGTGTGTTGAGTTGTAGCTCGCCAGCACCACCAGCAGCATGTGATATGTGCGTACAGACTACTTGTGTTAGTAGCACCTATGTTAGTCCAGTACGCAGTATCCGTATTAGGCCAGTACGCAGAGTACGTAGTACCCGTGTATACAGAGTAAACAGAGTACACAGAGTACGTAGAGTACGTTGCTGTCGTTAAGTTAAGTTAATTTATCTCCTTGGGTGGGCCTGGGGCGGGTTTTTCTCTTTACGAGAGAACCCGCACCCAGGAAATTAAATAAAAATTATGATAGTAGACTCAAATTTTGTAAGATGGGACGTAAAAATACATCACCCGAGTGAAAGATGTGAGGCCACTGGTAAAGATGCCCAGTGTCCATACTGTAAGGTAGCAAGTACAAATTATTGCCCACGACATGGAGCTAATAGTTCTTTAATAGCACAAAAGACTGAACGGTTACGTAATTATAGGTTAGCTAAATGGAAGAACAGGGTAGGAGAGTTCGCAGATTCGCCAGGGATTAAGTCACTTCGTGATGAAATAGGTATTTTAAGATTAACATTAGAGACTATGTTAGAGTCGTGTAGCGACTCAATGGAGTTAATACTTTATTCACAACGTATTTCTGATTTAGTGATGAAAATTGAGAAGTTAGTAGTATCTTGTGACAAATTAGAAAATAGAATGGGGTTATTATTAGATAAAAATAGTATTTTGTATCTTGCACAAAGATATGTTGAAATTATTAATGAGCATGTCAGTGAACCAGATGTGATTGAAGCTATTAGCGTTGAAATGGTCAAGGCTACAGCTGTGATTGAAGTTAAAGTAGATTAAAATGGCAGACCTTGAACACTTTATAGCTACAGTAGGTTTCCCAATTGCAGTGACAGTTGGGATCCTGTTTGTAATTTATAAATTGATGAAAAATATCTGTTCTGTAGCTGGAGATTCAGCAAAAAAATGGTTTGATTCGCAAATAATACTTGCTGAAGCACTTAAAGAATCAACAGAACATCAAATACGTATTATGGAAGATTTAACAAAACATGCAACGCATGGACATAAAGCATTTTATTATGCTTTAGGTGGTATTAATGGTTTGGCAAAGAATGATGAAGAGGCAGTGATGAAGAATACAGATAAAGCCAAAGATTCATTGTTATATGATGAAAATGAGGAATAATGATTGATTATAATCATGAACTTATCCGACTATTTAATGAGAGTTTAAGCTCTGGCTTAATACGTAAAACTATTACACAACCAAGTAAGTGGGCAGAGAATTACAGGAAAATGGGACAACCTTTTCCTGGACCGTGGAGATTTAAATATCATCCTTGGTTAAGGGGGATGCACGATTCGGCAACAGACTATAATGTAGGACAAAAAGCAGCTCAGATGGGTTTCACTGAGTGTGTCCTAAATATAGTATTCTTTTATATAGACGTACATGGTCTGGACTGCCTTTATGTACTACCCGCAAAAACCCCCGATGCTAGTGATTTTAGTGCTGCTCGTTTTGATCCCGCTATCGATATGTCACCACATTTGGAAAAACTATTTTCCGACGTGAAAAATGTAGGGCATAAGCGAGCAGGTAACACGAATTTGTATATTCGTGGATCAAAAAGTAGAGCTGGCTTAAAATCTGTGCCGGTTGGTGTACTTATTCTTGATGAAAAAGATGAAATGAATCAAGAAAATGTACCCTTAGCCAGAGAACGTCAATCAGGGCAAGTTATTAAGAAGACATGGGAGATAAGTACACCAACTGTTGATGGTTGGGGTATTAATGAGACTTTTAATCAAAGTACACAAGAAGAGTTCTTTTTCCCTTGCCCACATTGTTCAAGACAAATACAATTAAAGTTCCCAGATAACTTTGAAATTGTTGGCGAAGACATTAATGATATAAGTATACATAAATCATATATAAAATGTCATAAATGTAACATGAAACTAGATCATGAGACAAAACATGAGTGGTTAGCTTCAGCAGAATGGGTTCCCGCACATAAAAGCCGCAATATTCGCGGTTTTCACATCAATCAGATGTATTCTCCCACAGTCTCACCTGGTACTTTTATAGAATTATACTTTAAAGCCAGGGTCAACCCAGCGGACGAGCAAGAGTTTTACAATTCCAAGCTTGGTTTGCCCCATGTAGTAGAGGGGGCACGAGTAACTGATAAAGATATTAATCAATGTATCGGTAGTTATGGTAAATTTGCCGAGAATGACAGTGGTCTTGTAACAATGGGTGTGGATGTTGGCACTTGGTTACATTATGAAATAGACAAGTGGCATATACATCCTAATGCTATTGATGTAAACACTGAAAGTAAGTGTCAATTGATAGCTGAAGGTAAAGTTGCCACTTTTGAAGAGCTTGAAGACCTTATGTACCGTTATCAGGTGCAAGGGTGTGTAATAGACATACAACCTGAGAGGCGTAAAGCGTATGAATTTGCCCAAAAGTTCTGGGGTAGAGTAAGAATGTGCTTTTATGGTCGTGGAATTCAAGGTAAAAATATAAATATCCACTCTGAGGACGAATTAACTTTAACAGTCGACAGAACAAGTTGGTTAGATTTGTCGTTAGGTCGTTTTAGAAATAAAATGATAAGTCTACCAGTTGATTTAAGTATGGAATATAAAGAACACATCAAATCCCCTGTTAGAGTGTATGAAAAAGACGCTGACGGTAACCCAGTAGGCAAGTACGTGAAAGCAGGGTCATCTAACGACCATTTAGCACATGCCCGTACCTATTCTGAGATAGCATTACCACTTACTGTTAGTGTTGGCAAGTCTGAAACAATCCAGAGTCCAGTATAAAGAAGAAAGAGTCCAGTACGCATAATTAAGTACAATAAGTTGTGTACTTTGAGGTAGAGCCATGGCAGTAGACGAACTTCGCACTTTAGGTGCGTTTGATGTAGATCAAGTGTTAGAGTCATGTAATAATGACATAAGCACTATGCTCCACCCTGAGTATGAGGCTAACGTAGATAATTGGTACAAGTGGCGGGCAGTAAAAAAGAGTGGTGACGATTTTATTGATCAATATCTGGAAAAATTCAGCAAACGTGAAAGCGATGATGATTTTGCCAGTCGTAAGGCTATGACTTACTCTACTGCTTTTGCTAAAGCAGGGTTAAGTGATATTAAAAACTCTATTTTCCAACGTGTACCGGATGTTACAAGATTAGGTGGTGTAGATAGTTACCAAGAGGCTATTTTAGGTAAGAGTGGTGGTGTAGACCTTATTGGTAGCACTATGAATAGCTATGTAGGACGTATAATCCTACCTGAGTTATTAGCTATGCAGAAAATAGGCGTATTTGTAGATATGCCTATGCTACGTGGATCCACAATTAAAGATGCGTCACTTGCTAGGCCATATTTATACTCTTACCCGGCTGAAGACATTTTAAACTGGGCCACAGATACAACAGCAGATGGTGCAGAGTTTAAAGCCCTTTTACTAAGGGACCACACGTATAAAACTAACGAAAATTGCTTCTTACCTACAGCTTATGTTGAGCGGTACCGCTTAATGTGGGTTAAAGACGGTGTAACTTTAGTTCAGTTTTTTGATGAAGAGTCAAAGCCTATAGATAGGTTCGGTGAGCTAGGTATAGATATAATAACCTTAAATCTACCGTCAATACCTTTTGTTCAGTTTGAGATAACAGAAAGTTTGTTAGCTGATGTCTCAAACTACCAAATTGCTCTTATGAATATGTCATCAAGTGATGTGGCTTATTCATTAAAGAGTAATTATGCTTTTTATGCTGAAAAATATGACCCAAGAGTAGATAATGTCTGGGCTCGTACAGCTACACCAGGTAATACAACACAAAGTGACGGTGTGTCTATAGTCAGACCTGGTTCTGCTGAACAGGCTGCTGTAGGTGAAAATAAAGAGATAACACTTGGTGTAGTCTCCGGTCGGAGAGTACCAAAAGATCTCGATTATCCAGTTTTTATACATCCATCTCCTGAGCCTTTACTGGCTTCAATGAAGAAACAGGAAGATATCAAAAAAGACATACGTCTACTTATTAACTTAGCAGTAACAAATATTCAGCCTAAAATGGCTTCAGCTGAGAGTAAAGGGTATGACGAACGCTCACTAGAGGCAGGATTGAGCTATATTGGTATTGAATTAGAGCATGGTGAAAGAAGCATAGCTAAATATTGGACTTGGTACAAAGATAAAAGTGGCAAGTTACCCACTATTGTTTACCCAAAGAAATACCATATAAAAACGGATAAGGATAAGAGAGAAGAGGCAAGTAAGCTTTTAGAAACTGCTGAAGTAGTTCCCTCAATAACTTATAAGAAGGAAGCACTTAAAAAAGCTGTAGAGCTTAGCATAGGCTCAGATGTATCTAATGAGACATTAGAAGAAATTAACAAAGAGATTGATGCTGCTAAAATTGTATTTTCTGACTCTGACACATTATCCAAAGACATAGAACAAGGATTAATTAGCCTTGACTCAGCAAGCCAGGCAAAGACGTATCCAGACGATGAAGTTGAAAAAGCCAAAACAGATCATGCTGACCGAATTAAGCGTATTGCGGAATCACAATCTCAAGCTCGCGGCACTCCGGAACTCGGAGGAATATCCAATGCCTCAAGAAGTGAAAAAGATGATAGTCAGATGAAAGGCATCGTCCCACAAGATGATTCCCGTGGGGAGGGTAAGTAAATGTCTTTGCTTTTCACACAAAGTTTTGATATAGGTGGTGCATTTAGTAATAGGACTTGGTCTACTTATTCTGGAACATCTATAACTTCAAGTGTTACAGAGGTGAAAACTGGAACATATTCTGGTATAGCTTCATCATCTGATACTTATTATGGTGTATATGATAAAGGTTCAGCTATAGCTAATAGTAAAATATTTATTCAATTTCATGTGTATTTTGATTATAGACATATTAATAATGATCTTATATCATTTTATAATATTTCAAATGTATTACAATCTTCATGGACTATAACTGGTAAGAGACAATTACAATTTAAAAGAGGTTCGACAATATTAGGTACATCAGATTTTAAAATAGATGAGGATGTATGGCATTATATAGAAATAGAAATGACTATATCTAATTCTATAAGCACTAATGATTGTATTATTAAAGTAGATGGTAATGAGGTACTTAATTTAGCTGCTACAACTGATACTGCTGATTCTGCTGATGAAACATTGCGTTATGTAAGATTTCACCACGCTGGCACATACACTAGGTTATATTATGATAATATCATAATGATGGATAATCAAAGTGGGTATAATGATTCCCTTGCAGGGGAAGCTTTTGTTGAAATGCGAGTACCTAATGCGTCAGGTAATTATAGTGAATTTAGTACATCAGGTGGTACAAATTATTTAATGGTTGATGATATAGGCAACGTAGATAATGATACAACATATGTTGAATCAGGTATCGTTGATGAAAGAGACTCTTATGAATATGAAGATATAAGTGAATCATCTGTTACTATTTTAGGTGTTAATTTAAAATCAAGAACAAGAAGTACGTCATTCGCAAATCAAAGAGATTTTAGACATTTTGCAAGAATAGGTTCTACTAATTATGACGGGCCAGCTATAACTGAAACGAATACAACATGGTCTTGGTATGAAAATAAAATTTGGGATGAATCACCAGCTACCTCAGTAGCTTGGACACAGTCTGAATTTGATGCGGCTGAGTTTGGAGTGAAAATAGAAGTATGAGCATACTTTACGCTACAGGCTTTGATTATTTTCTTAATGCTGATGATATAAGTGAAAGTGATATGACAGCATTTGGGACGCCAGTTTTAGAAGAAAGTGTAGTATGTAGTGTACATAGTAGACAAAGTGTTAAATTAACCAGTAATAATAGAATAGCTCTTCCAAAATATACATTCTATGAAGAAACAGCGTATATTGCTTTTTGGGCATATATTATTACTTCTCCTGTTATTAATACCTATTTTTGTAGAATGCTACAAAAAGACACAATACAAATGATGTTAAAATTTAATTTTAATGATGGATCTTTATCTTTTGTAAGTGGTAATTACACAACATTAGGTAGTTCTGTCCCAGGGATCATGACTGATGGTAAATGGTATTATATTGAAGTTAAAGTTACTTTAAAAGACTCAATAGCTACTGATGATTGTATCGTTAGGGTAGATGGTAATGAAGTTATAAATGTACCAGCTACAACTGATACAGCGTACTCTGGTGGTCCATATTTTGATAATTTTCAACTTGCTGCTAATATAAGTCAGCAAATGTATTTTGATGATGTAATTGTTTATGATACAGAAGGATCAACATGGAATGATTTCATGGGTCCAAGATACATTAGCACATTAAAGGTTAATGGAGCAGGCAACAGTAGCCAGTGGACCAGATCAGGTGGTGCTGCTAATTATGAGATGGTTGATGAAGTAGAATATGATGATGATACATCTTATGTTAGCACTAGTACCTTAAACAATAAAGACTTGTACACTTTTGAAGATTTACATGCCTCTGTCAATACTATTGATGCTGTATGTGTTAACACTGTCGCTAGAAGGTCAACAGGTATTAATTACAGAACAATAGTACCTGTAACACGTATCAGTGCAGCAGATTACGATCATGACCTTGCTAACTCAGCACAAGATACATATAGAGCAATGCAAAAGATTTGGACAGAATCACCTGCCACAGCTACAGCTTGGACACCATCCGAAGTTAATGCTGCGGAATTCGGCATTAAAGTGAAAACTTAAGGGGAATAAGATGGCTTTCTTACTGGCTGATAGCTTTGACTTTTATGATATTATTAGTGATTTAAATAAAAGAGGTTTGGGTTATGTTGCTTCACCTGATATAGAAACAACTATTGTAAAAAATGGTAGGGCTAGTATTAGATTTATAACTAATGAACAAGTTACATACACATATCTTACAACATCATTTACCGGTTCTTTATTTGTGTCTTTTTGGTGGTATAGGTCCGCTGTTTTAACTGATAATGTGTTATGTTTGTTTAAAACATCATCAACTGGTCAATACTACTTTAAATTATTTTTAGAAGATAGTGGGCAAATTCATTGGAGTACTTATACTGATGCTCAACTTGGTAGTTCCTCTATAAAAAGCTTAACATTAAATACTTGGCACCATTTTGAAATAAAGGGTACTAGTACCGATTCTTGTTCAACAGGTGACTGTGTAGTTAAAATTGATGGTGAAATATGGTTAGATTTAATAGCTGGTGAAGACACTAATTACGGTGCATCAGCAGGTATTATTCACAGTTTCACCTATAATGGTCACGGTACTTATACTTATTTAGATTCTTTAGTTATTTGGGATGATACTGGATCAGGCACATGGTCTGATTTTATAGGTATGTTGAATATTGAAACAATAATGCCTGACAGCAATGGAACTACTAGTGATTTTTCTGGGTCAGATGGTAATAGTGTTGATAATTATCTATTAGTTGATGAAGAGCCTAATGATGGTGATACAACTTATGTAGAATCAGATAATATATCTGATGTTGACTTATTTAATTATGAAGCACTTACAGGTACTATATCTTCAGTAGCAGGTGTACAGGTTGTCTCTACAGTTAAAAAAGATGTCCCTGGTACAAGAGAATTTAAGGCTTTAACAAGAATAAGTAGTACAAATTACCAGGGTGATACTTTAATACCTTCTGATGCTGAATATCAATTTTTAACTAGTATGTGGGAACTTAACCCCGATACAGCTGTTGCGTGGACTGAATCTGATGTTAATGCTGCTGAGTTTGGTATTGAGATAACTGCGTAAGGTCTGGAATGGCGACAGCACGTCTTACACAACAGGGTGTAGAGGTTATCTATTTAGATACCGGCACCCCTAATGCTCGCCTTACTCAACAAGGTAATGAGGTTATACTTTTAAGGAGTGGTACACCTAAAGCAAGAGTAACACAACTAGGTACTGAAGTAATATATGTAGATAGCCGTAAAGGCTTAGTAGCAAATATTAATGCTACAGCTTTTTTAACAGCAGATTTAACTTTAACTGAAGGTCACCACTTACGTGTAACTCATTTACCTCTTGAGGTAATTTATACATATAACATAGATTCTACAGCCAGAGTCACTGGTCAATATATTGAGGTTATACATTCTACAGAGGATTTGACTGGTAGTTTTATTGTAGGTTTTTATTCTAATGCGGTAGTTACTGCTAATTTATCAAGAGCAGGTGCTGTACAGTTCGCAGTAGACTTTGTAGGTACAGGTAATTTACAAGCAATATTAGTACCTGAACAGTACCCAGGTAACTTACTACAGCTTACACAAGATGTAACAACAGAGAATGTATTTAATGTTACACCTTCAAATACTCTATCACTTAGTGATGAAGTATCTGTAGGTAGAGCAACTGATGTAAGTGCATCTAATGTATTACTTCTTAGTCAGTTAGCTGTAGGCGGTAAGTTATATAATAAAGTAGCTGACAATACTTTAGTTTTATTACAGGATGTTGATCCTTCACGACCAGTATTCAGTGTTTTAAATTTCACCCACCTAGCAGAAGGTTCAGTAGATTATTTACCAGGTGTAGCAAGTAATACTTTAAATCTCACCCAAGATGTAACGTATACTGCTGATTCTAATTTTTCTGTAAGTTTTACTGGTACAGGTACTTTAGATGTTTTGCTTACTACGCAAGGTGATAGAAGTGCAACTAGTCTATTAACTTTTAACCAGGTTGCAATAGGCACATTACTGAATGAGTACATGACTCTTCAGTCACCTTTTGAGGGACCAGAACACGTAATAACTTTACCTAAGCCTTTAGTTGGTAATACAGAAAATATTGTATCAGATTTATTATTAAAGAAAAGCATGAATGGTGTTAAGAGAACATATATAAAATATAATACTAGTCGTAGGTTGACTTACACTTTCAGTATGACTAGAAACAAAGGGCTTGAGTTTGAATACTTCTTAAAACAACATAATGGCCATAGTATGAAACTTACAACTTGGGAGGGTGAAATTTGGAGAGTGTTCTTAATAACTAATCCATTAAGTTTCAACCAACCAAGAAGAGGTGCAGTTTGTGGACCTCAAGTAGAAATAGACTTAGAATTTGAAGGAGTACAATTAAGTGGCTAAAGTAAAACAATTTGTAGCACATATGAAGCCTTCCTTAATGATGAAGAGGTTATTAAGACATCAAGGTGATGTTTCTGAAGGTAGTAAAGCAAATGTATTGGCTACTTGTAGAATATTAGGTAAAAAAATAACTTTTTATACTGATGGGACACATGTCATACATGGTAAAATGGATGTCACTGAAGAGGAGATGTTTAAATCACATATTCTCAGATATGCACATGCTAGTTTGCTTATTGGTGAACCAGTGGGTGATAAAAGAAAAATTTATGTTGATGCTACGGTCGAACCTATAAGAGTTTGGTTGTATGGGGTGACAATACAAACTTTTGTAAAACGGGCCAAAGCAGCCATCGAGCTTGGTAAATTGAGTCCCGATTTTGTTTTAGACCAACACCCTGAAAACTCTGAGAAGGAGATTACAAATGTCGGAAATGTCAGATTATTTGGAAGACACATTGATCGGCCATCTGTTCAGGACGGCAACATTCGCAAAGCCTTCAGTAGTGGCAATAGCACTGTGCACTACGACACCAATTGACGGCGATACCGCTATCTTTACTACTGGTACTGGTGTTGAAGTCGTTACCACTGATACCTATGCTCGTCAGGCATTAGCTCCACTTGATGCTAATTGGACTGCTACAGCTGGTGGTGATGGTCAAACGGATAATGCTACCGCTATTACATATCCGCAAGCTACTGGTTCTTGGGGTACTGTAGGTAGTTGTGCTATCGTTGATAATGCTACTTATAATACTGGTGAAATGTGGTTCTACTCTACTGTTGATACGGGTAAAGCTATTGACAGTGGTGACACTGCTGAATTTACTACTGGTGCTATTACTGTAACATTAGCCTAGTCCAGTATCCAGTATTTAAAAATATAATAAGGGATATTAGGTTATTGATATGAAACTTGGTAACATATGGTGGCTCGCAAGCTACCCAAAAAGCGGTAACACCTGGGTAAGAATGTTTCTATTAGCTTACCTAACAGGTGAGAAAATAGACATAAATACCGATAAACAATTTGTAATAAGTGATATACAACCTGATTTACATCCTAAAGCTAAAGATCTTTATGAATACTTAGGTAATTATAATGAGTCCATAAGTAAGCTAGAAAACATATGTATAAAAACACATAACGCTAATGTTAAAGTCAAGGATAAAAGATTAATACCTTTAAGTAAAACTAATGGTGGTATTTACGTAATAAGAGACCCAAGAGACGTAGTTATAAGCTTATCTAAACATTATAGTATAGAGATAGATGAAGCAATAGACTTTATGAATGATGAATCGTGTTTTATATCATCAAAAGTTAATAACATGGGTCATGTACTAAGTAGTTGGTCAACACATGTAGACTCTTGGTGGAACACAAATCTGAAAGGCTTTAAATATGAAGACTTACTAGAGCATACAGAAGCGGCTTTTAAAGCCATAATAAAAGTATTATATTTACCGCGACATAGTGAAGAAAGAGTAAAATTTGCTATTAAAGAAGCTAGTTTCAATAATCTTAAAAAATTAGAAATAGAAAATGGTTTCACCGAGAGAGGCGGGGCATGTAATTTCTTTAGAATGGGTGAGGCGAATCAATGGAAAAAGTATCTAACAAAGAAACAAACTAAGCTTATTGAGGAACATCACGGTAAAACAATGAAAGGTTGTAAGTATTTATGATCCATCCGTCAGAAAGAAAAATATGGTGGTTCGCTAGTTACCCTAAAAGTGGTAATACTTGGTTGCGTATGTTTATTAATTCTTATGTGTCTGGTTTCCCTATTGACATTAATAGTGCTTTCCAGTTTGCATATAACGATTTAACTTCACAGGTTGTACAAATAACTTGTGCCAGACCGTTAGATCGGATGACATTTGAAGAGCAATCATATTATAGACCAGCGACCTTACTTAATTTCCTTAATGTCTATGCTACAAGAGATATAGTATTAAAAACACATCATGCGAAAATAGCTGTCAATGATATTCCTGTTTGCCCATTTCAGTTGAGTAGAGGGGCAGTATATCTTGTCAGAGACCCAAGAGATATTGCTGTTAGTTTTGCTGATCATTTGGGTGAAGATATTGATGAAGCTATTGCCCATATGTGTAACATAAAATTTGCACTTAAAAATAAAGATAACTTACATCACATACTTTTAACTTGGTCAGAGCATGTTAAGACATGGACCAAACTTAATGAAAATATTAAAACATTAGTATTAAAATTTGAAGACTTATTAGATAAGCCACATGAAGAATTTACAAAAGTAATACAATTCTTAACTATGCCAGTTGACCAAGATAGATTAGATTTTGCTATTAAAGAAAACACTTTTAAGAACTTACGTAAACATGAGGAAGAGAATGGTTTCGCAGAGTTAAGTGAAAATAGTGCAAGTGGTAAATTCTTTAGAGTTGGCAAAGCTAATCAATGGAAAGACATATTAACTAAGGAGCAAGTGACTAAAATCGAGGAAGACCATAGTGAGATGATGGAAGAGTTTGATTACGAATTAACAACTAAGAGAGCAATCTTAGTGTAATGGCTTTTACTGTTGATACAAGTACGCAGGGCACTTATGGTGCTGCTAACCCAAATGATACCACACATTCGTGTGGTAGCAGTTGTAAGCTACTTGTATTGACTATTTTTATCCGTAATGCTGTAGCACGTGCAGGTGGGGCTCCCACCTATAACTCTTTACCAATGGTCGATAGTGGCCAAGGTTTCCAAGTATCAATTGAAGCAGGTGTTGAGGTATGGTATGTTATTGAGCCATCAACTGGTTCAAATACATTAAGTATACCTAACACAGGCTTACTCAATATTCAAGCAAGTATTACTTCTTTTGATGTAGCTACATTAAAAACAGCAGCTTATGATAATTCTAATAGTGCCACAGGTACTACAGCTAACCCAACACTTAACCTGACGGTTGTTGATAATGCTCTTATATATGGTGGATTAGGCCATGGCTACCGTACTCCGCCTACGGCGGGTACAAATTATACATTAGTCCATACTTATGATGCCGGTAATCAGGTATGGGGCACTGAGTATGATTTAGATGGTGGTACAGCAGGTAGCAAAGCCGTAGGCTTTAATATTTCTGCTGATGACTGGGGCTTAATTGGTATATCATTTAAGGAAGCAGATGAACCAGTAACAGAGCAATTAGTTGCTGCTGTAACTGGTTCAGGCTTAGTAACAGCAGATGTAAAAAGAATCAGAGGTGTAACAACTGATATAACTTCTAATGTCTTAATGGTAGCCAACATTGGTAGAAAATGTCAGTTCACATCTGACATAGTTGCCAGTGGTAATATGGCAGCTTTATTGTATAGGGAAAGACAATTAGCTTCTGATATAACATCTACTGCTACTGTAACGGCTGACCTATCAGAGATAATAACAGAGTACCTTTTAGTTGATATAGTTTCTTCAGGAACTATGACAGCTGATGTAAAAAGATATAAAGGCTTAACTACTGCTATAGTTGCTTCTGGTACTTTAACAGCTGATTCTAAAAGAATTAGGTATTTAACTTCAGATATAACTTCAAATGTTTTAGTAACTGCTGATATTAATGCAGGTGCAACTAAAACATTAACTTCTAATATAACTTCCAGTGCCTTATTAACGGGTGATGTAAAAAGAACTAGATCATTATCAGTTGCTATAGTTGCCTCTGGTACTTTAACGGCTGACGTAACTAGAGAAAGACAATTAACTGCTGATATAACTTCCAGTGTTTTATTAACGGGTGATCTTTCAACAGGTTCTACAGAATCGTTATCAGCTGATATAACTGCCTCTGGCACTATGACGGCTGATTACAAAAGAACTAGAGGTCTTACATCTGATATAATTTCAACCGCCTCCCTGACGGGGAATCTAAATTATGAAGTAGCACTATCTGCTGCTATAACTTCAACCGCCTTAGTAACTGCTGATATTACAAAATTTATTGCTGAGAGTAATCACCTTAGGGTAACGCACTTACCCCTTGAAGTTATTTATACAGTAACAGAAACAACTACTGCCAGAGTCACTGGTCAATATCTTGAAGTTATTCATATACCTAATTATGAACCATTAATTGTTGCTATAACTGGTTCAGCGTTAGTAACAGCTGATCTACAAAAACAGGGTCAGGTTATAGAGGCTCTTTCTGTTGATTTTACTGGCTCAGGTGTAGTAACTGCTAATCTGTGGGAAAATGCAACACATCAATTAGCTGCTGATTTTACTGGTTCAGGCTTACTAACAGGAGATTTAAGTAGAGATAGTGTAGCTAAGGCTCGCTTAACACAACAAGGTTCTGAAGTAGTATATTTAAATGTTGGTACACCTAAGGCCAGAGTCACTCAACAAGCGGTCGAAGTCATACGCTTAGACTACGGTACGCCTAAAGCAAGAGTAACTCAATTAGGTGTCGAGGTTATATATGTTGATCCTAGAAAATTCTTTATAACAAGTATAGTTTCTAGTGGCTTAATGACAGCTGATGTCACTATTGCTGCTGTTATAGAAGCACTTACTACTGATATAACTTCCAGTGGAACTTTAACTGCTGATTTAAATTATAATAAAGCAGCTTTATCATCTGCTATAACTTCTAGTGGCTTATTAACTGGGGATTTATATAGAACTAGACAGTTTGCTACTGATATAACTTCAACTGGAACCTTGACGGGAGATGTAACTAAAGGTGCAGCTAAAGCACTTGCTGCTGATATAACTTCTACTGGTACTTTAACTGGTATTTTAAATGTAGAGAAAACATTTGCATCTGCCATAGTTTCTAGTGGATTATTAACTGGGGATTTAACTAGAACTAGACAATTAGCTGCTGCAATAAATGCTACTGGTACATTAGTAGCTGATCTTGATGCTGGTAATTCTAAAAACTTTAATCTACATATAACTTCCAGTGGCTTATTAACTGGGGACTTAATACTTAATAAAGCAGCCCTATCTGCTGATATAATTTCCAATGGCTTATTAACTGGTAGCCTTAACCGTATAAAGCAGTTTGCTGCTGATATAACTTCTACTGGTACTTTAGTAGCAGATATTACTACAACAGCATCTAAAGCACTTGCTGCTGATATAACTTCTACTGGTACTTTAACTGCTGATATTGAAAGAACTAGGGGATTAACATCTGTTATAGTTTCCAGTGGCTTATTAACTGGTAATCTTAACAGAATAAAACAATTTACTACTGATATAACTTCCACTGGTACTTTAGTAGCAGATATTACTACAGGTGGTATACAGTCATTATCTGTTGATATAACTTCTACTGGTACTTTAACTGGTAACTTAGATGTAGAGAAAACATTTACATCTGCTATAGTTTCCAGTGGTACTTTAACAGGTACTTTAAGTAAAACAGAACAGTTTGCTGCTGACATAGTTGCCTCTGGTACTATGACAGCAGACCTTGATGCTGGTAATTCTAAAAATTTCAATCTCCATGTAACTTCTAATGGCTTATTAACTGGTGACCTTACACTTAATAAAGCAGCCTTATCTGCTAATATAACTTCAAGTGGTTTGTTAACTGGTAGCCTTAACAGAGTAAAGCAGTTTGCTGCTGATATAACTTCTACTGGTTCCCTTACGGGAGATATAACTACAGGTGGTACGCAAACACTTACTGCTGCTATAACTTCAACTGGTACTCTGACGGCAGATTTAGAAAGAACTAGGGGCCTAACTGCTGCTATAAGTTCTACTGGTTTCTTAACGGCTGATGTTACTAAGGGTGAAACACATCAGTTAGTTGCTGCTATAATTTCTACTGGTTCCTTGACGGGGGACTTAAATAGAACTAGAGGATTAACTGCTGCTATAAATGCTACTGGTGTAATGGTAGCATCGTTAGATGCAGGTAATTTTAAATACTTTAATGTTTCTATAACTTCTAGCGGAATATTAACTGGTTCCTTAAATTATAATAAAGCCGCCTTATCAACAGATATAATTTCTACTGGTACTGTGACAGCTTGGGTTAGATCAGGTGCCACGCAACCTTTAGGTGCGTTTATCATTGCTGCCGCTAATATGACGGCAGAATTAGTATTAAACAAAGCCGCTTTATCTACAAGTATAGTTGCTTCTGCTACTATAACAGCTGATTTTAATATTACAGCTACTAAAGCATTAGTTGCTGCAATAACGTCAACTGCTACAGTAACAGCTGCTTTAAAAACAAGTGAAGGTTTCTTTGCTAGTATAACTGCCTCTGGCAGTATGGCAGCAGATTTAAGAGTAAATAAACAATTATCTTTTGCTGTAAGTTCCTTCGGAACTATGACAGCAAGGTTAAGTGGTAGTAAGCCACTTAATATTGCAATAAATAGCACAGGTACATTAACAGCTAATTTAGGTTTCAGTCAGTCTCTCGCTGCTGCTTTTGTTAGTACAGCTACCGTTACATCTTTTGTAAATATCGATAAAGCTTTTACAACTGGTTTCGATGGTACTGGAACAGTTACATTAGCAACAAAAATAACTAGAGGCTTAAGTGTATCTTTTGGATCCTCTGCTAACATGTCAGGTAGTATAACTGATGAAGTTATACCTGGTTGGAAAGCAAGTTACGCTAAGGACTTAAACAGACTCGTAACTGGTGAGCAAGAACAATGAGTTTTGAAAAAGGTAAATCTGTTAATGGTTTCACTTTTGCCTTAATAAGTAGGTCGGATGGGTCGGCTATACTTAATGGTATTGTTAATGGCTTTGTGACTATTGACGGTGGTGTTCAACAATCATTAACTAATTCAGCAGTACATGAAGGTAATGGTCAATGGTCAATTGCTTTAACATCTGCTGAGATGGATGGGGATATTATAGGATTACTGTTTACACATATAGAAGCAGTACCAGCACAATTTACAATTGCCACAGTTGATGATCCAGATTATAGTTATATAACTGGTGTAAGTAGTATAGTAGGAAGTATATCTTACTATGGATCAATAACTGGAGCTAATTTGTATTTTGGTAGTCAACGTCTTAACTCTGACCCATGGGAGGTAGCATTAGCTAACGATAGGCAAAAAGCATTGATCATGGCTACCCGTGCTATTGATCGATTAAATTTTGCAGGGGTAAAAACCGATGAAGATCAGTCTTTACAATTTCCACGGGGTGTTGATACTGTTGTTCCACTCGACTTAGAACTTGCAGCATACGAATGTTCTTTAAAGTATCTTGATGATGTGGATATGCAGGACGAAATCGAATCAATTGGTATTACTCAAAACAAATATCTAGGGACACATTCTACCTACGATGCGTCCTTTGTGGCTGAGTATATTAGGGCTGGTATACCTAGTGCGGAAGCTTGGATACATTTAAAGCCTTATTTGTGTGATCCTCAGGCTATTGAATTAAGTAGGGTTTCTTAGGAGTTTCTAATGTTAAAGAAAAGTATTAAAGCATGGCGTTTAGCGTATGAAGGTGATCCACCTCCTGGTGATCCACCTCCTGGTGATCCACCACCACCTAAAGAGCCAAAAACATTATCTGATTATATTAAAGGTACACCTGGTGCCCAAGATGAACTTAATAAGATGATGTCTGATAATAGAAAAAAATTAACTACTCAGAATCAAGAGTTAATGGGTCAGTTAACAACTATTAAAGATCAGTTCTCTGGCACAGCTCAACAGAAAGAAGAGCTTGAAGCACAGATTGAACAATTACAAAATCAATTTTTAACTAAAGAAGAGTTATCAAAACGAGAACAAGAGAAAAATAAGAAAGAACATGTGAAGCTTCTCGAAAAGGTTACTAAGGAAGCAGATTCTTGGAAGAATAGATACACTCAATCAAGGATAAGTAGGGAATTACTTGATGCTGCTGTTGGTGCAAAATCAATTAACCCAGATGTTATTGTTGATATGTTGGGTGGGAAAACACACTTAGCACAGTCGCTAGTGGATGGTCAGCCTAATGGTAATTATGAAGTAAGAGTTAAGTTTTCTGATTCAGATGAAGACGGTAACCCTGTAACTTTAGACTTACCACCTGAAGGTGTATTAAAAAGAATGGCGGAGTTGACCGATAAATATGGTCACTTATTTGAATCTACTGCTACTAGTGGGTTAAATGCTAATAGTAGCAGGGGTGGTGATAGCACACCACAAGCTGCTTTGTCAGCTATTATGAATGACCCTGTTGCTTACGCTGAGTGGCGTAAGAAGAATCCGGATTTGGACTTTAGTAAATTGAGGAAGTAAAATGTTAAAGTTTTCTAAGCCTTTTAAGTTAGTGTATGCTAATAGTCTTGACGCCTATATTCCTGAATTATGGGCGAATGAGTCTGTAGCTATCCTTACTGAAAACATGGTTGTTGGTAACCTTGTTCATAAGGATTTTTCGCCACTGGTTGCCAATTTTGGCGATATTGTCCATACACGTCAACCAGCAGAATTTACTGCTAAGCGTAAGACTAATGCTGATGCTGTTACTGTTCAGGATGCAGATGCAACTGATATTCAGATTCCTCTGGATCAGCATCTTCATACGTCCTTTATGATTAAGGATGGTGAAGAGAGTAAGTCTTTCAAGCAGTTGCGTGACGAGTATCTTGAGCCTGCTGTTCTTTCAATCGCTCAGGCTGTTGATAAGATTATCTTAGGTTGTGCGTATCAATTTACTGCCAACCAGGAAGGTATTGCTGGTGGATTAACCTCTGCTAACATTAAGCAGTACATCCTTGAAACTCGTAAGAGGATGAATATCAATAAGTGCCCAGAGGCAGGTCGTAACTTAATTCTTAGTCCTACGACTGAATCTACTGCACTTAATCTTGACTTGTTCATTAGTGCTGATAAGATTGGTGATGAAGGTACTGCAATGCGTGAAGCGTCCTTAGGACGTAAGTTGCAGTTTAATATGTTTATGTGCCAGAATGCTCCTAGTTCTACTGGAGTACCTGTTACTGCTGTTACAGCACTTGTTGATCTTACTGCTGGTTATGATATTGGTGACACAGTTATTCACTGTGATACTGCTGGTGATCAATTTGCTGTTGGTCAGTGGATTACTATTGGTGGTGTCCTTCACCAGGTTACTACTCTTGGTACATTAGCTACTCAGGATATTGATGTTACTATCAGTCCTGGATTACGGGTTGCTATTGCTGATGATGATGTTGTTACCATTGGTGATACAGGTCTTATTGATGATAGTGACGATTATGCTGTCGGTTATAATAAGGAAATGACTGTAGACGGTATCGTTGGTTCTATTCCAGTAGGTACTTTAGTTAGTTTTGCCACTGTTGGCACACCTAATGTTATCTTGAGTGGTGTTTACAGTGTTATTGCTGTTACTGATACCGCAACTAACACGACTGGTATCACTCTTAATCGTTCGTTAGATGTTGCTGTTACTGATAATGATGTGGTTCTGTTCAGTCCTCCTGCTGACGTTAACTTTGCATTCCATAAGAATGCTATTGCTCTTGTCAGTCGACCATTAGCTCCGGCTCCTGCTGGTCTTGCTATTAGTTCCACAGCTAATATGGGTGGTGTTGGTATCCGTATCACCATTACTTATAATGGTTCCTCGCAGGGTGTTCTTGTGACAGTTGATGTTCTGTTAGGTGTTAAGGTTCTTAACACTGCTTACGGTGCAGCATTAATTGGTTAATCCCCTTAACTGTCCTGGCCCACAACCATGTGGGCCAGGTTATGGGGAGGTTTGCACATGCACAAATTAAGATTCATTAATAGGACACTGTACAGACTCAAAAGGTCTTATGGTATCCCTGTGTCTTTATATAAATATATTAGCGTTACTGATATTGATACTGGTACTATAACTGAAACATTTACTGTTACTAATATTAGAAAGGCTTTAGTTGAGCCTACTAGAGAAATGCGTAGTTTTGTTTATGATCTTGCTTATATATCTGCAAACAAAGATTTTACAATGGGAGGGTTTTTTGATCCATCAGATCGTATTGTGGTTGTTGATAGAAAAAGAGACATCCCAAGAGATTGGGGTGACTTAAATCTAAATCAGTTTTTCATGATTAAGAATAAAAGATACGATATTAAATCTTTACAGGAGTATGAAAATAATTCAGCTATAGTCTGTGTATGTAGAGAAACTCAGGGTCAAGTGCTTACGCACATGACTACCGTTATTTCTGTTATGTCATTAAGTCAAACTGTAGAAAGGGAAGCTTAATGAATTACTTAATTAACGGTAATATTGTACGATGGTTATATGCTTCAGGTGCTAAGCACTTTAAAGCTGTAGCTAACCGTAAAAATATTCCTTTTTATATTGAAGGTGATAATCGTAATACTCATGATTTACCTGAATATGTAGAATATAGAATGGATGGTCCTTGGACCGTTATACCTGCGAAGGGTGAGCGATATGAATATGTAGATATTAATGTTTTAGCTTCGGTAACACAAAGTAGGAGTTTATATAGACCACAAGAAGTAATTGGTGCATTAGCATCAGGTTTCACTTTAACAATACCTATATATAAATTAGGTGATGAATCACAAGATGATGGATCTAAAATAGGTTGCTTAAAATTAAGAAGAGAGTTAGATCAACAAATAGAAATTAACCAGTACGGTATAATTCAACAAGATGTGAGAATAGTACAAAATACAGCAGAAGGCCATTATAGATTAGTATTAGATTTAGTTTTATGCTCTGTCAATGTTACTTCGTCTGCTTCAGTTACAGCAGATTTAACTGTCACTCCATAAGGAGCATAAATAATGGCTCAAATCGACATCAAGGAATGTACCATTAAAATTTGGGACGGTACACCCTCTGTTACTACCATGGATAGCACTAATTCTGATAGTGATTTAATTTTCACTACTGTTAGTACACATCATGGTAGTAAGCCTGTTACTATTACTTTTACTGATCCTGGGAGTGCTTCACAGTCTCTTACGATCACAGTTGATAATGAAGATATTGATGTTAGCCTTGCCACTGGTACTGGTAGTGCTATTGAAACTACAGCAGCTTTACTTAAGACAGCTATTGATGCTGACTCTGATGCTGCTGCATTAGTTACTGTTGCTCTTGAGACTGCTGGCACTGGTATTGTTGAAGCTCTTGCTGAGCAGACTCTTTTAGGTCAAAATAGTATGACCGTCACCATTGGTGAAGGTAATATTACTTATAGTGAAAAACGACCTATTGAGTTTACGCTCGACAGAGGTCTTATTGATACTGTTAGGCTTGCGGATGAAGAGCCAATGGATGTATCTATGGACTTTACTTGGGATTTTCTGTCTTCAGCTTCTGGTGACAGTGTTCCTACTCTTGAAGAAGCTATGAAGAAGACTGGTCTTGCTGCTGCTTGGATTAGTAGTTCTACTGATCCATGTCAACCTTATTCGGTTGACTTAGAAGTGCTTAATAACCCAGATTGTGGTTCTGCCGATAATGAAATTATCACTATCGAAGAATTTTACTGGGAATCGTTAGACCATGACTTACGTGATGGTACTGTTGCTGTCTCTGGTCGTGCTAATCGTAATTATGCTACTCTTGCACGGCGTGCTTAAGTTTACCCAACCCAAGGAGATATTTATGAAGATTAAAGGAAAAAAGATAGAAGGTCGTAATATTGAAGTAGTTGTAATACCACGGCCTGAAGAAGATATTCCATTCTTCTGTGAAGCCATACCAGATTATGATGAATTTAATGAATTGTGTCCTCCTCCTAAGCCACCAGAGAGATTGTATCCTGGTGGTGTTAGGAAGGAGGATACTGAAAACCCAGAGTATAAAGAACAATTAGAAGCTTGGGCTACCTTACGTACCCATTACACTGTATTAAAATCTTTAGAAAATAGTAAAGATTTAGAGTGGGAAAAGGTTGATATGGAAAAACCTTCCACTTGGGATAAATATCAAGAAGAGCTTAAAGAATCTGGATTTACTGAAATAGAAATGTTTAGACTATTACAAGGTGTTATGCGAGCTAATTCTCTTGATGATGAAATGCTCAAAGAGGCTAAGAAATCTTTTTTACAAGGTCAGTCTCTGAAAAACGCGAAATAATACCGAAAGGTAGAACTATAGAATATTTAATATATCGAATATGTGAAAGATTTAGACTTAGACCACCAGGTATTGAAGAAAAATTTGAGGATAATAGTCCATGGTCGCAAGCTAAGATGTTTGCTTATGAGCAAATAAGGCAGGTTGAACGTGGTTATGAGCTTGAAGCAATATCTGGAGCTAAGTTAAAGTAATGTTAAAATTAAAATCAACTGTACAATTAATGAAAGTTGATGGTCTTAAAGGTCACAATGAATTAGATAAATTTTTTCAGAGACAATTACGTAATGCTACAAGGGAGTGGCTAAAAGCAGTTTTACTTAAAGTACCAGAATATACGGGTACCGCTAGAGGTACATTTAAGCCACTTGGTAGAGAATTAAAAGTAGCTGTAGGTAAAGGCGTAAGTTATTATGATTCAAAATTTGAAAGGCAAAGACAAGCAAAATTAAAGAAAGGTTATATAATAATCCAAGGTGAAAGATTTAGTGTTGGATCAGGTTCAAATAACTATGCTGAATATGAATTACGTTATAACTACCCTATGTATACTTTTATTTTTGATGAAAAATTGCCTTATGTATTATGGAATGATATTTCACCTGCACCAAAGTGGATTAAATTACCAAGTAATCCACCTTGGGCAGCTTTTGATGCAGGTAAAAGGGCTTTCAAGACTTATTTAAAATTTGATATGCCAAAAAGAGAGTTCTATAAAGCTTTGCATAGGGATTTAAGAGTTGTGACTAAAACTGTGAGACTTTCGTAATGGCTGATGAAAAACACACAGAATTAAGGTTATCTGCTGTTATTGATCCAGCAGTAAAGAAATTTTTAGCATCTGTACATGGTGCTAATAAATTATTAGAAAAACATATTGAGCTTGGCAGGCAGATGGGTGCTAGTTCAAGTTCAACAGGTATGAAACGTGCAGCTTCGGCAGCTGCTAAATTAAAAGCACAATTAAATAAAAGTCAAGCTGAGGCTAAAAGATTAAGGGATCAATTAAAACGAGTCGATACTGCCACAAAGAAAATAAATACTAGCACACAATCAGTATTAGTTTCTTGGAGGAGTGTTGGTAGAGTTTTAGTAGGAACTATTATATCTAGGTTCACTACTGATCTTGTAAGAGGTTTCCAGCAAGCCGTAAAAGAAGCTCAAGAATTTAGTGTTAAAATTGGCGAGCTTAAGACCATTAACCAAGAAGCTGCTACAGCAACAGCAACATGGTCTAAAGAATTAAGAGCATTATCAGATGAATTCGGCAAACCAGCTATAGATATAGCTGAGGCAGCTTATCAAACATTATCTAATCAGGTGGCTCATGGTGCAGAAGCAATAATCTTTTTACGTGAGGCACTTCAATTAGCACGTATTACAGTAACAGATGCTTCTACAGCCGTTCAAGCATTAACTGGTATTCTTAATGCTTATGGTCTTGAAGCAGAAGCAGCAGACAGAGTGTCTGCTTCATTATTTAAGACTATTGAGTTAGGTAGATTAAGATTAGATCAAATAGCTGAAACTATTGGTAATGTAGCTATTATTGCGTCTAAGGTAGGTGTCTCATTCCAAGAGCTTGAGGCAGCTATTGCTACGTTATCTATTCAAGGTGTTCAGGTATCACAATCACAAACATTCTTGCGTAATGTGTTATTAAAAATGGTCAGGCCAACTAAGGCTATGACTGCATTTTTCCACGAATTAGGTGTTTCATCTGCTACTGCTGCTGTTGAGACATATGGTTTCGGTGGATTTCTAAAAAAATTACAACAACATATTAATGCAACTAATGATCCTTTAGGAGAATTGGGGGAATTATTTGGTCGTATTAGAGCCATCATGGGTGCGGCTGGTCTTGATGCTGATAAATTTGCAGAATCTTTTGATAAAATTAGTGATGCTGCTTATGATGCTGCGGCGGCTCAAGATGAAGTTAGAACAGCGGGACGTATATTACAAGAAGAATTTACACGTATAAAGAATTTCTTTTTATTCGATTTTGGTGAGGGTATTGTTAATACAGTAGCTGCATTTAGTGAAAAAATAGTTAAATTATCTACTGTTATAGAATATCTTGCTGTTGCATTAAAAGGATTAGGTCTAGTTTTAGGTGCTGTATTGCTAGCTGGATTTGTAACCAGGTTAACTTCTATTGTGTATGGTTTCGGGTTATGGGCAGTTGGTGCAGAAAAAGTTCTTGTAAGTGTTACTTTATTCCCTAAAGCATTAGCTTTAGCTACAAAAGCTTTAGGTGCCCTTTTAGCTCTTGCTGGTGGACCAGCTGGTGCTGTTTTAGCTGCAATATTTGTTGCAGGTACGCTAGCTGCTTATGCGTATCGGGATGCTATGAGAGAGGTGTTCTCTGATTTTGCAAAATACTCACAGGAACAGCTTGATCAAATAGCTAAGGCGGCAGCTGAAGCAAGAAATATTATCTCAGATGAGTTATTTTTATTAGATAGAGCATTTTCTGAAAGTTTTGAAAGAGTAAAGAGAAAGATATTTCAAGATTTAGCAGCTATAAATTCTATATGGAATAGATTTTTAGCTGAAATACGTGGTATAGAAGGTGTTGAAAAATTAGCAATAGAGATAGCTATAGAACAAGGTAATGCTAGGGAAGCTGTACAGAGATTTATGGGCTGGGCAAGGATGAAGGTCCAAGAACTTAATGCTTTACTTTTACAAGGAGATAAGGAAGCCGCACTAGAATTATATAATGAAATAAAATCTGTTTATGATAGACTAAGTAAAGAATTTGAAGATATGCTTTTGCCAGCAAATGATGGCCCAAGAATATTACTTAAGAAAATGGGTGAACCTGGTATAATAAAAGATTTAAGTAGAAACCTTCAAAAAGCAACATTAGATGCTGATAAATTAATGGAGTCTCTTAATGATGTATTTCAAACTCTTGCCGATGAATCAATAGAAAAAAGATCTGGTAAAGAAGTTGAAGTTAGAACTCGTGGTAATGAAATTGTACAATTAGCTGAAGATTTTAAAAATCAAGTAAGACTTATTGGTGAAACTATTAAATATTTAACATATCAACAAACAGAGTTTGGTGGTAAGTTAGGTGAAGCTGGTGAAAAAATAAAAATACATTTACCTCTTCTTGAGAAGGAAACATTAGGTCTTGGTTTCCTTACTAGAGCCTTATTAAGAATGGGTGATGCTGCGGCAGCCGCAGAAACAGGTATTAGTAGTGGGGCTATACAAGATCTTAAAAATTTCGACAATGCTGTAGCTTCTCTCAATAACCAACTAAATAATTTAGAACACTTTAACCCAGAAAAATTTGCAAAAACTTTTAAAGATATTGTAGCTTCTGCTAGGGCACTTGCAGGTGGTAATCAAGAGCAATTAGATGCTATAGCAGAATTTGAAAGGGTACATTTAAAAAATATAGAAGTTATGGTTAACGCCAGTGAAAATATGGACAGGCTTAATAATGCTATAAGAGTAGGTCAACAGCAAATACAAAAATCATTACCACTTTTAATTAATGTCTTAGAAAATACCCTTAATTTACTTACTGATTTAGGTACTGATTCTACTATTTTAACTAAGGCATTTACATTATTAGCAGCTGGTATACGTAAAGCTAAAGAAGAATTAGAAAAATTTAATGAAGCTGTAAAGGATGCTCAAAAAGAGGTACCTGAGCTTCAAAAATCTTTAGATATACCAATTACAAGACAACAAAAAGAAGGTGTTGGAAGTTGGTTAAATATTGATGAAAAAGCAATGAAAAAATCTAAGGAAGATGCAAAAGAAATTGTTATAGAACAAAAGAAAAGTCAAGATTTATTAGATAAAGCATTAGGTATTACACAAAAAGCAAAAATATATGAAGCACCAACTCAAGAGGTCATAGCTTATGAATCTGCATTGAGGCAAGCTAGTTGGGGTATACAAGACTCTAATATCTCAATAGCTAATTCCTTAAGTAATATAAGAAAAGTTACAGATGCTACTGGTTCGGCTTTGGGTTTTGATCAGTTTGAGGGTATAAAAACAGCATTACGGGGTATAGCAAATGAGGGTCCAATAGCTTCATTTGCATTACAAGATATATCAGAAAGATATCTTGATTTAGTAGAAATAATGAGGCAAAAGGATGTAAAGCCTGCTGAGGCATTACAAGGTATACAAGGGTTATTAGGTGCCATGGAAGGTGCAGCAGATCTTGGAGCTGTTCAAAAAGAAGCTGCTGCTGAAATAACCAAAGCATTAAAAACAGAAGAAGAATTTTTAAAGAAAACAATAGAAGCTGATACCAGACTTAAAGAAATTTCATCACAAATAAAGGGATTATACTTAGAACAACAAGGATTAATGAAACTTCGTGAAGATTTAAAGAATGACTTAAGTGGCATATCAGAAGAAGAGACAGCTACATTAAAATCTGATTTACAGAGAATAGAGGAAGAGCTTGATGCTAAATTAGAGACACTTAAAAACTTAAAAACGGAGATGGAGGAAATAACTGAAGAACTTATTTCTGGTAGAAAAGGTGTAGAACCTGTACCTTCTAATACACCTGTACCTGGGC